AACCCTATTTCCAAATCTATTAAAACTATTTAGAAAACGTGTCACTAAATATACACAACGAGCAAAACTCCATTGAGGATTCTTTGCTAAAATATGTGTTCCTATAAGTCTTCGCATACCCACCTCATCGTCAGTAAGTATATAATTCATAAACTGAATTAGTCCATCACGTGTTAATCCTTCAGGGATTTCGCCGAAACGCCGTGATACAATAACATCAATACCTCTAAGTAATGTATTTCGAAAATCTATTATTAACTGATCTAACCTGTGTATACCTGGGCGGTAATCATTTCCAGCAATAGTAACCAAACTATTAATGCAACTCTGAACATCAACCATTTGTAATAATTCAATATGAATTTCAAAACACCTACCTAGGCGTTTGAGCCTTTCTATTTCATCCAGAATTTGTCTACCCCTCTGTCTAATTAATTCTATTTTGGTTAATTTGTCTAAATTGCCAAACAATTGAGCTAATGTAATTTGTTGCACTATAGGAGTATTACTATCAAAATATATTTGCTGATTAGCTTCTGGAAAAGAGGCAGATGATGGTCGAACTACTTCCTGAACAGCTGGTAAATCAGGTATAACAATATTTATTATTGCTCTCAATCTATTTTGAAATTGCGGGTTCCAGGTTCGCTGTACCATAGAACGAAATTCATCAATATCTAATTCTCCATCACTATTTGTATCAAACCTAGTAAAATAAGTAGATATTCCTAATCTATCGACGCCTATATTACCTTGTGCAATTAAACTTTTTTGTTCTGAATTAAATGGCATATTATCATTTGGAAAATAAGGAAAACTTACAAAAAGTCCAGCTAATTCTCGAACACTTATACCACCATTTCTATCTTCATCTAATGTGAGAAATAATCTATGGATTTCATCACCAGTTAATCCTTCCATAATTAAACTAATAGTTATATATATATATATATTTGATAAATTAATATTTGTTGAAATAGTTATATATATATTATTTTAAAATAACCATTTATTATATAAAATATATTAAATGGATACCTATGAAAAATTATTTATGAAAAAATATAATTTGATTGATAATTATTCAAAACAAAAATTAAAACAATTTCTTGTAGAGATTAAGGAAGATTTGTATGAATGTAATGGTTTAAAAGTTTTTTATGGTGACACTAAAACATTTAATATCATTTATCCATTATTACAAATATTGTGTAAAAATATTCAAACGCTTTCTCCAGGAGGTAATAGCCGTGTTCATCCAGTAAGCTGGACACCGTTCGAACTTATAATTCCAAATGATATTTTATTTGAATAAATTTAGTAATAATAAGTTTCATGTTTACAATAATACTATTAAAGAATGGAACACCACCCACGACTACAACCTGATGTTTTTTTTTGAGATATATTGGTTTCTTCATTTTTTATTTGGATTTCTGTTAACTCAACATTATCACTTTTATCATCCATATTTTTCGAAATTTTATTTTCTTCTGATAGTTCTATATTATCTTTATTCGTTTCTGTTTTTTCAAAAGTTGGTTCTGGTTCTGAAAGATTTGTAACTGGTGTTTCCGTTGATTCTTTTGTTTCAGTTGTTTCTATTATTTCTGATGATTCTAATTGTATTTGTATATTTTCTTTATCTATATTTGTGTTAACATTATTGATAGATATCGTATTTTTTATCAATTCGGATAGTTCATGCGGAGCCTTTGAGTCATCTAATATTAAATTATTGTCTTTAACATCTAAAACGGGCGTATTTGCGTTCAATACATCGAAATCTGAATGATTATCATTATCTAAACCATTTGATATGGGGTTAGATATAATAATTTTGGAAATACTCTTTTTTTTATTTTTTACCATTATAATGAATATATTTGTATATAATGATTTTTGTTTATATTCAAACTTAATTTAATATAAACAAATATTTAATTCTTTTACAATATTGGCGTTCCGTGTAAATTATTGAATAAAAAAAAATACCTGTATGGGGGTAAAAGTGTTAGATATTGTTATATATATATAATTATCATACAAGACTTACCTATTTATTTGTATAAAATCTTGAAAATCCAGGTTCAACACCGACCTATTTAGGTCGAAAGTAGCAATTCTTCGGCCAAGCACCAACCTTCTCCAAAGGAAACAGGCTCAAACTGGTATGTACCGCCTGATGAGAAATCTTCGGAATTGATGAGCGCCCTTTCCCGCTTGGCTCGCTTGATGCGCAAATCATCCTGGAATGCCCAATAGTCAGTGCGGCGCTCCTTCTTCTTTGGGGTCACAAAGTCTGAGTCACATCTGTCGCTTTCGGGGTCTGCCGCACGCCTTTCAGCACGCGTCTTTGCCTTCTTGGGGGCACATGGACACTGAACAACTCTCTCTGTAGACTTTGTTGGTGTAATGGGAATTTCGATTGCGTTGTGATGGATGGATCGATCTTTGGCGATTGTGCCGAACGACACTCGTTTCTCTGAACGCAACACAGTCCTTGGTTTTTGGGGGACTTCAATCTCTTTCACATCACTGTCGTCGGCTTCGTTGTCCTCGTCGGCTTCATTCTCCATGAGCTGTTTCAGTGTAGGCATGCCCGACATTTCAGCTTGGATGTCGCACCATTCTGCCCAGGTCATTCCAGCACAAGGACCTACACGCCAGTCAAACTGTTCTTCTTCGTCGTAATTCGTCATTTTCGCTTGCTTGTTTCGCTACTACATATCCATGTTTTTAAAAAAATACTATCAATTTTTTTTAGCCATCAATGGTTTTTTAATTAGATAATTTTTAACCATAGATAATTACTAATAGATACTCTATAATTGGATTATGATAATATTATAATAATATTAATTATTGAAAAAAATTGATATATAAAATATTTAAAATTTATTATATACTATATAAAATAAATATGTGCGAAAATAATTCAGATTTATTGAATACTATACAAAAAATAAATGAAAATGTAGAACTTCATATTGGAGATGCATTAAAAATAGCAACATCACTCAAATTTAGAATGATTTATTTTGATCCACCATTCAATTCCGATCGTGATTATAAATTAACATCTGATAGTAAATTAGGTTTTTCAGATAAATGGAATGATGTAGAATACGAAAAATTTATAAGTGATAATATAGATAAATTATATGAAATGTTAGAAACGGATGGAACTTTATTCTTTCATATTTCTTCATCATGTATGTATATCCCAGAAAAAGTTGTTCGCAGTAAATTTAAATTTGTTGAACCAATATTCTGGAAGAAGTGCCGTTCTAAAAATAATGTAAAACATAAATTAGGTTCTGTTATTGATATTATTTGGAAATGTAATAAAATCGCAAAACCAAAGTTTAATATTGTTACTCAGGAAAAAAATGAATATTATTTAAATAACTCTTTTAAAAATAAAGATAGTAAAGGTAATTATTCACTAGGACACTTAGTAACAGAAAATACCAAGAAAGGTTATATGTATGAAGTTAAAATAGATGATATGACTTTTAATCCAATATCTGGTTGGCGAATTAAAGAAGATGAATTAAAAAAACTAATAGATGAAGATAGAGTTCATTTACCGATAAAAAAAGGTGGAAAACTATATAAAAAAATATACTTACATGAAAATCCAGGTAAACCATGCACAGACCTTTGGGATGATATACATTCTATTAGTCAAGGTAGCGAAATCAGAAAATATCCTACTGCTAAACCATTGAAATTATTAGAACGATTAATTCAAATAACAACTGATGAAAATGATTATGTGTACGACCCAATGTGTGGTTCAGGAACAACTGCCGAAGCATGTTATAATTTAAATCGGAAATGTATTATTAATGATGTAAATAAAGATGTTATCCCCATCATTTTAACCAGATTTAATAATAGTCAATAATCTTATCAGAACAGGATGCTATAAATTCATCTACATTATCTTGTTGAATTTTAATACATGGAACCGAACCTTTTTTACTAAAGAGTGCGTTTATACCATTATTAAGATGGATGCGAATTCTTAGATTAGTGTTTACTTCTGTGCCATCTTCATTTTTTAACCAAATTTGTCTACTAGTGTTAGCACGTGCAGATTTAAATATAAACTTATTATCCTTATTAAAAAGGCGTTCTAGGTTAAATTTGTTAAATGTTATAAATCTTTTATTTTTCTGGTCGTTAACTATAATAAATTCTGGATATTTATGAAATAGTTCATCTAACATAACAGATAATCCATTAATATCATAGTTATCTAATATTTGACTAAATATTAATTCTAATTCAGCTCGCATCTCTTCATCAACATTTTCTTTAAATGAGTGTTTTTTTTGAAATTCTTTAATTCGTAATTTTACACTTTCCGATACACCTTTAGTAGTATTAAGCCAGTCTAAAGTCCCACTAGTATGATTTTTAATTGATATATTGATATGTTCGTTTGATGGAAGATGAACAATCGCATCACTCTTGGTAGTGGTTCCTCCTTTATGCTCCCATTTTAAATCGTCTGCTTGAAATGTAAGTTTTAGTAATTTGTTAAAGTTGCATAAAGGATTTGTATTCATAAACACAACTATATCTTTCTCATTATTAATACCATTAGAATGATTTTCACCTTGGTGCGGAAATACCATTTATAATATAAGATTATTTATAGCAAAATTAATATAAATTTTATTATTTTCAATTTTTTATATTGTAATGAAGCATCTTATAGAACTAAATAATGATGCTTATCTTTTTGATTATTAAACCTAACATATTATTGAAATTTTAAATGGAAGATATAGTAGCATAGTAAGATTGATTCATGGTTAAAAAAAATTGATGGAAAACTTTATAATATGGTGCTACTAAGTAGACTATCAACGAGAAGCCACAATGAACAGCGAAACCATCAAGAATATCACAGAGCAAAAGTTAAGCCCTTTAGAAAAAGCAAGAGCCGCCGCAAAATTGAAACGGGACAAAAAAGCCGCCGCCAAGATTGCTCGACAGGAAGGAAAAATCCAGGCTGAGGAAAACAGGGAAATGGCGTATCAAAGACATCGGGACTTGTTTGAACAGGAGCAACAGCAACTTGAAAAGAAAATTGCTACGGCGAGAAAAGCTTTGGGAGTTCGCAAAAATGAAAGCAATCCCATTGGGATTGTGCGGTTGATTGAGCAGTGGAAGAGCGAAATGCTTTTGAGGATTTACCAGAGCAACGCAATTTAGACGGCAATGTGATTTGCTATCAAT